CATGTTCTGGATCAGCGGGCGCAGGCCCTGCTGCACCTGGGCATCTTCGAACAGGTAGCCGAGCTGCGACAGGTCGCCCTTCAGCGTCTTGTTGGTCAGCTCCGAGATCGCCTCGATCGGCGTCTTGCCCTCGGCATAGAGCTTCTTCAGCGACTTCGGCAGGTCGACGCCCATCTTCTTGAAGGCGCGCAGGGTCGCGGGCGACGTGATCTTCTGAAGGATGTTGTTGAGGTTGCCGGCCGCCGTGGCGCTGTCGCCCGCGCCCTTGCGCACGATCTGCAGCGCCGCCGACAGGTCGCCGCCGGCGGCGACACCCGTCTGCCCCAGCCCCTGATAGGCGGCGGTGAGCGTCGGGAAGTAGGCGGCCATGTCCTTGACCTCGAAGGCGCCCGACTTACCCGCCTGCGCCATGACGTCGATCATGCGGGCGGTGTCCTCGAGCGGCACCTTGAGGTTGTCGTGCGCGGCGAAGGACGCGGACGCGAGATCCGCGATTTCCGCCTTGTAGGCAGTGGCCGCGCGCCCGATCGGCGTCATCATCTCCACCGCCTGGCGTGGATCGAGGCCGAAGCCCGCGAGCACGTCGACGCCCTGCTGCAGCGCCTCGGGCAGCTGGTTGGCCTTGCCGGCGGCGACCAGCAGGTTGCGGCCCATCTGCGCGGATGCCTCGCGCGACACGTCGGCCTTCTGGCCGATGTCGGTCATGACGGATTCGTAGGCCTGCGCGTCCCCGATCGCGGCGATCAGGGGGCGGCCGAGCGCCATGCCGGTAGCGATGCCGGAGGCGCCACTGGCAGCGAGGCCGACCGCGGCACCCTCAACGCGGCCGAAGCCGTCGCGGGCGCGCGCCATGCGCTGTGAGCGGGCGGTGGCGGCCTGCAGGCGGCGTTCCTGCTCGGCCAACTCCTCATTGGTGGCGCGGGCCTGCTGGCGCAGATCGCGTTCGTGGCGGGCGAGATCGTTGGTGGCGACGCCGGCGGCGCGCAGGCGGTCGCGCAGCTCCTGCAGGCGACGGCTCTCGCTCTCGTGCTGCATGCCCAGCTGCTGCGCCTCGCGCTTGGCGCGTGCGAAGTGGGCGGCCAGCTTCTTCGTCGGGCTGTCGGTCGCCTGCATTTCACGCACGAGCTGGCCGACGCGCGTCTGTGCGGCCTGCATGGCCTGTTCGGTGGTGCGCAGCCCCGACTTCAGCTGCCGGAAGTCGCCGACGTCCTGCTGTGCCCGGCCGATCTCCTTCAGCCGGTCGCGCGTGATCTTGAGCGCCTGGCCGGCGCGGGTCGAGCCACCAGCAATATCGCGCAGCGGCCGGGTGACCCGGTCGCTCGCCTCGAGCAGCATGCGGATGCGCAAGTTGCGATCGGCCACCGGGTCACTCCTTGGGGTTGTGGCGTTTGGCGGCGCGCTCGCGCCACTCCATCAGTTCGGGCAGGCTCATCACGTTCATGTCCGACGGCACCCATCCGAAGACGAGCGCCAGGTCGGCCATGGCGTCTTCTACTCGGTCGGGGAGGCCGCTTCCTTCGCGGCAGTCGGCAGCAAAAAATCCATGACCTCGCCGCCGAACTGCATGAAGTCGGCCGGATCCATGGCGTCGACCGCCTGCTTGGTGAGCACCGGCATGGTAACGCGAGGTGCAAGCCGCGCGAGCTGGCTCGTGTCGAGCTGGCTGAGCCCCATTAGGGTGAGCCCGCGCAGTTCGCCAGCGGTGGGCTTGCGCACGGCGATCTCGGAACCGGCTGCATGCAGGACCTCGCCGGCGACGACGATCCCGTGGTCGAGCTTGAACTTGCGGAGCTTGGAATTGGCCGCGGGCGCGGCAGTCTGGTCGGTCATGGTCGATTCCTATGAACAGGAGAAGGGCGGCGCCCGCGGGCCGGCGCCGGGGAGGATCAGGCGAGGCCGATCGCGGCGCGGTGCGGCGCCATCAGGTCGAAGCCGTCGACGATCTCGATCATGTTGATCGGGTCGATCTCGATCTCGGTGCGGCCGTTCCACACGAGCTTGTAATAGGCGACGGCCATCTTCGCCTTCAGCTCGGTATCCTCGCCGGGCTTGGCCTCGCCCATGTCGATCTCTTCGTATCGACCGCGCAGCACGACCTCGACCGACGTGATCTCGCCGGTGTCATCGTTCTCGTAGGAACCAGCGAAGCGGAGCGCGACGCCGGCGATCGAGGCGCCGTAGCCGCGCAGCACGTCCCGGACGACGCCGGCGCAGGTGAACTCGGCCTCGAGGGCTTCGCCGCCCATGTCGGTCTTGACCGGGCGACCCATGCCGCCGCCGCGATACTCCTCGAGCTTGCGGGCGAGCTTGGGAAGAGTGACCGACGCGGTTTCGTCGACCCAGCGGCCGTCGAGGAACAGCGCCATCTGCTTAAGCTTGCGGGGGAAGCCCATGGTGGTTCTCCAAATCTAGGGGTGTGGTGGCGATCAGCCGGCGGTGGCGAGGCTGGAGAAGTCCGCGAGGAACTCGTCGGTGATCTCCTGCACCAAGCCGAGCTGCTCGAGCGGCGGCGTGGGCGTGTAGCGGTAGGAGATGGCGAGCTTGCCGACCTTGAGGCTTTCGGGCGGGTTGCGGCTCGGGTCGTACCAGGCCTCGGCGCCGAGGATCTGACCGGCCGACTTCATCTGACGGAACGCGGCGTTGATCTCCTCGACGATGTCGCGCGCGAGGCTGGGGAGCAGCGGCTTGTCGATCGCCCAGACCAAACCGTTCGCCATGGTATCGGCGATGATGTGGGCGGTGCGGGTTGCACTCTCGAACGCGAAGTTCGGGTCGACCGAGCAGGTGCGCGAGCCCCAGAACCGCAGCTGGCCATTGAGGCGCACCAGCGTCGTCACGTCATGAGCGTTGAGCCGGTTGGCGTCGCACTCCGGATCCTGCAGGTCGAAGGCGATGTCGCGGGTGATGCCGACGACGTCCGTGACGGGCACGTTCGACAAGGTCTTGTTGAAGCCCTGCGTCTTGTCGATCGCGGCGCGCAGGCCCATCGCGTGGGCGGCGGCGTAGCTCGGCACGGTAGCCCCGTTCTCCCGCACGGTGAAGTCTGGGTGGATCAGCATCAACGCGCGGGAGGTGAAGGCGGCGCGGTAGGCGATGACCTGCTCGACGTCGTCCCCCTCGGCCCGTGCGTACGCAATGGCGCGCAACCGATCGCCCAGTTCGCCGAGCGCCTCGGCAACATCGGCATCGTCGAGACCCGGCGCACCGAGGATGCGCGGCTTGACGCCAACCAGCGCCTCGGCCGCGAGCATCGCCTGCATGCCGGTGCGGCGGCCGGCGACGTCGGTGCCGATGACGTTGAGCGAGGTGGCGTCCGCGTCGGCCACATCGGCAACGCGCACGACGACGACCGGCGCGCGCACCTGAGCCAGGATCGCCTCGAGCGCATGCTTGAGCGTGCCGGTCGCGCCCGCCTTGGCGATGGCGGCGGGCAGATCCTCGACCAGAACCGGACGATCGAGCGGGAACGCGGCGGCATCAGCGACGGGGCCTGTCGCGACCAGGCCGATCACGGCGGTGGCGATTGTGGAGATCGCGCGGGAGGCGGTGTTCGTTTCGGTGACGGTGATGCCGTGGCGGTAGTCAGCAGGGGTGGCCATGGTGGATCCTTTCAGGCGGCGCGGACGGGGATGGTGAGCGACAGGAGGGAGGAAGCGGCGGCCGCGGTGTCGGTGCGGGTGCCCTGCAGCGTCAGCACCGCGCTGCCGGGCTGTTCACCGGCCACGAAGGTGACGCGGGAGAGCGCGATGCGCGGCTCGTGGCGACGCAGCGCGTCTGCGGTTGCGGCGTAGATCAGCACGCGGGTGCGGGCGTTGAGGGGCTGGTCGAGCAGCTCGGGCAGGTAGGAGCCGAAATCGCGGCGGCCGACGCGCGAGCCGAGCGGGGTGCCGAGGATCTTGCCGACCGATTGCTCGAGGTGCGCGGGGCCGGCGAGCTGCTTGCCGGTGCGCGCGTCCATGCCGATCATTGCGGCGCCCCGGAAATGCCGGTGCCGGGCTGCACCTTGAGGTGGACGTGATCCTTGAGGCTCTTGCCCGCGGCAACCACGTCCTCCGTGGCGGTGAGCGTGCCCTCGATCGTTACCGGGCCGCGCACAGTGAGCCCGCCTGGTGCGTCGATCGTGGCGGTGCCGCCGGCGGCGAGGATCGCCTCGAGCGCGTGGGCGGCGGGATCGTAGCGCAGGCGGGTACCGTCTTCGAAGGTCGCCAGCCATGCGTCGTCATCGGCAGGCGCGGGGTTGGCGTCGGAGAAGATGCCCGGAAGCACGACACCGGCGGCGGCATCGCCCTCCGGACAGATCAGCAGGCACTGTTCGCCGATGCTGGGCGGCGACCAGACGCGCGCGCTACCGGCGCGGCCAGAGATCCACGGAACGTCGCCAGTGACCAGGTCGCCGACCTGCACGCGGCAGGTGTCGCCGGTGCGCGCGACGACGACGCCATAGCGCGCGATGTCGCCGATCAGCCGGGTAAGGTCGGGAGTGTCGCCCATGCAGGCGACCTTGGCGCCGGCGCCGTGGCTTCGCGCGGCCTCGCTCTTGTGGAAAGCGTCTCCACAAGAGCGAGCGCGCATCTGTCAGAGAAGATGTGCTGCCGCGCGGTGTGGCAGCGACGTTACCGGGGCGGATTGGAGTTGTTGGGGTTGGTGATGCCGAGCGGGCCGGAACGGATCACCTGTTCGGCCACCTCGATGCCGGCGTCGGTCAGCACGTAGCGCTGCACGTCGCCGTCGAACGCCAGCATGCCACGGTCGGCAAGGGCGGCGGCCACCTCCTCCTGCTCGACGCGCAGGATGTAGTTGCTGGCCGAATAGGGCGTGCGCAGACGCGACAGGGCCCAGGAGAGGAAGTTCTGCTCCGGCGGTGTGATGGTGTCAGCCATGGAAGACCGCTCCTGTGTCGAGGATAAGGGGGCCACCCCGATCCAGTGTGTTGTTGATGAGAATGTCCGGGGTGGGCGCATCGAAGGCCCGCACGAAAGGAGCGGACCCGTTCGCGCTGCCTCGCAGGCGAAGCTTGTTCTCCCGGATGCTGACGCGCGTCGACCGGCTGTCGTAGAGGTTGATCACCGGCATCCAGACGTCGTCGCTCGCCGTCGTCAGGTCGCAGCCATCAATGGAAAGCCCGGCGCAGTTCTGCGCGTAGATTGTCCGTTCCCGACTCCTGATCGTGCTACGGCGGATCTGAAGATCCTTGGCGTCCTGGATGAACACGAAGCCGGCGAACTCGCAGTCTTCCACGACCGCCGCCACCGCCGAGCCCTGAAAGACCATGACGGCCGAATGGGCGGTGGGGTTCGTCGGGTCGGTCGAGTGGGCGCGCAGCCCCTTGATCAGGAAGCCGCGCATCTCGCGCACATTCGTCAGCGCAACCATTGACCCCGTGACATTCTTGGTGCGGGGGTTGAGGATCGTGGTGTCCTGCGCTTCGATATTCTCGAAGGCGGTATGCGCCCCGCCGTTGATGTACGCCTGGTCGATCAGCGCCCTGAAGATGAACCCGTCGAGGCTGATCGCCTGAAATGTCGGGAGAATGATACGCGGCCGGCGCAACTCCACACCCCAGACATAGGGGCGCGGCACCAGCCCGTAGTCCTGGTTGAGGATTTCGATCCCCATGCGGGTCGCTTTCACCGAGGTGACGTCTTCGAGCAGGAGCCCGTCGATCCCCTCCCGCGTCTCGAAGGTGAAGGAATTGGAGAACGGCACGGTGACAGGATCGCCTGTGACCGCGACGCGGCGGACGGTCCCGTTCACGACGCGCTCGTAATTGCTGTAGATCGCCCCGCGCCGGTCGCCATTGACCATGTGCAGCCACAGGTTCTCGACGGTGAGCGACTCCGACCTTTGGAATGCGAACGAGGCGGCCGGTGAATCCATGATGATCTTGGTCGCCGTGCCCGGCTTGGCCTGCGACGCGCCGTTTTCGTCAAACGAGCCGTCGCCAGCGCCCCGGATCGTGGTGTGCGACGGAAGCGCATACACCGCGGTCGTCATGCGAAACTCGCCGGCCGGGATGAGAAGATCACGGGCGCCGTTCGCCACCGCTGCGTAGATGCGGGCATCGATGTCCCCGCTGTAGAGTGCGAGGTCGCCCTTTGCGACGCCGCGAAGGGCGTCTTGGGCCGAGGCGTAGAGGGTGCCCAGGTCGACGCGGATGCCATCGGCGCCCTGCGGCACCCACGCACCTTCCGCGATCGGCACGGTACTGGACGCGATGACGTCGCTGCGGCCCGTGAAATTCCCCTCGGTCCAGGTGTAGGTCGTGGCGGCGGCGCCGTCCGCGGGGGCGTAGATCGCCGACAGGTTGGTGATGTCCGCCGCGGCGATGGCTGCCATGGACGGATAGGTGCTGTTGGCTGGGCCGGTGAAGCCACGGTCGCCCTTGTACCAGTATTGCAGGAAGGGCGTGATCAGGTCGCGGAAGGCGGCCATGGTGGCGCGCTTGGTGGTCGCCCCCTGGACGATCGGCAGGTGCTCCTCGCCGGAAAGCTGCTCGGCGACATCGAGGGCGGTGATCTTGGCCATGGTCAGCGTCCGATGACGAGGAGGTTGATGCCGTCGATGCGGCGGTCGTTCTGGTCGTCGGCCTGCACCTGGACGACACAGGAGGCAGGGCCGGGGTTGCCGACGATCTGGGTCCACCCGTCGCGCGCCTGGCTGGCGGCCGAGATGTATGGGCACGTCATCGCGAACAGGCAGGCGTTGGGGAAGGGGACCGGGTAGTTCAGCGTGGCCGTGGGTTCGTCGGCGAGCAGCGCGCGGTAGCTTACCCATTGGACGATCAGGCCGCCGGGCAGCGTGTAATAGCCGTCGATCTCGAAGAGCTTGGCGAGCCCCCCGAACGATTGCGGCGTAAGGGCCACGTTGCCTGCTGCGGCGGCGAGCAGCTGCTCGGGGGTGGCGGCCGGTACCGAGATCGTGGGGTCGGTTGCGAGCGAGGCGCCGCCCAGCGCCAGGCCCGAGGTGTTGATGCGACGGCTGAGCGGCACGCGGGCGGCGATCGAAGCGACGAAGTTGACCAGGCTCGCCGGCGTGAGTGCCTTGGTGGTGAGCGTGGCGGCATCCGCCTCCGCGGCGCTGGCGGCGGCCACGGTGAAGGTGCGGTTGGCGGTCAGATCGCCGCCACCGGTAACAAGGCCGGCGGTGTCGATGCGGCGGCCGAAGATGGAGCTGGTGAGCGCCGACAGCCGCTGCGCGAGCGTGCGCGGCGTCACGATGCGGGCGGCGTCGGTGCCGGCGTCGACTTCCGCCTGCGTCGCCAGCTCGGCCACGCCCTTTGTCTCCGTCGTCGCCGGCGGGTTGAGGAAGTTGGTGTCGCCGAAGGTGAGCGCCGCGACCTGGCCGACCGGGAAGGCAATATCGAGCGCGAGGTGCATCTCGCTCGCGGTCGATTTCTCGAACAGCGGCGCGTCGTGGCAATAGGCGGCGAGCAGCGTGCCATCGGCGAGGAACAGGCCGAAGCCGCGTACGGTGTAGGCGAGCGGCTCGGCGTCACGCACGATCATGTGCACGACACTGTCGCCCACGACCGCACCGGAGACCGTTTCGACGCTGCGAAACTCGCCGGGGAGCGCGGTCAGCGTCGGCGCGGCGATGAAGGCGCGGTCGCTAAGCCCCACGCGCGCGACCTGCAGGTCGATGGCGTCGCCGAGCTGGGCGGCGGCGATGCGCGCCTGACCCGCCTGGGTGATGACAAGGACGAGTTTGCTCATGGGGCGGTGTCCAGAAAGCTGCCGGCTTCGGCCTGGAGCGGCTCGCCATCTTCGGTCTGAAGATAGAAGCCCCAGGCGGGCGAGGTGTCGAAGTCGGGGGTGGTGTCGGCACGGCGCACGTCGGCCAGGCGGCCGGCGCCCTGGATGGCGACGGCGCTGGTGAGCGCGAGCGTCTGCGCGAGGATGAAATGCTCGCGCGCCGGCTTCACGCGCGCGACCTCGCGCACGATGGCGTCGGCGAAGGCGGCGGTGGCTCGGCGGCCGCCAGGCTCGACATCGTCGCCGGCGATCGGCAGGCGAACCTCGAAGGTGTGCGGATCGGCGCGCGGCGTCGCCTGGTGCCATTCGACCAGCTCGAGCAACTGGTCGAAGCGGTCGAGGACCGACTTCACGGAGGCGGGCGTGCCCTTGGTGTAATGGAGCGCGATCGAGTTGGCGACCGCGTCGCGCTTGTCCTGCTCGCTCCACTCGGGATCCCAACTGTCGACCGACAGCCCCCAAGCAAGCCACGGCAGCAGCTGGACGGGGCAGCGCTGCGGATCCCAGAGCAAATCGAGCGGGTACGGGATCTCGTCGATATGCGCCGCGGCCTGCTCGAGAGCTCGCTCGAGCAGGGTCGAGTTGGGCGGCAGCAGCGAGATGCGATCAGACGCCATAGCCACCATGGGTCAGGCTGATGCCGGTGCAGTGCGCGGCTTGGGTCTCATCGCAGACAACATCCGCGGTTGGCGCGAGTATATCCACGCGCATGACGCCGGCGACGTGCAACGCGGCGTAGAGTCCGATAGGGTGATGTCGCGGCCGAGCAAACGACTGGCGGCGATATAGGCATCAAGGCTTGCGCGCGCGGCCGCCAGGACGAGACCAATGTCGGGACCCGCGAAGGTGACCAAGCGGGCTTCGACGCGGAAGGGCAGGATCTTGGCAGATGCGACGGTGACCAGGTCGCCTAGCGGGCGGACGCTGTCGCTGTTGACGCTCGCTTTCACCTTGGCGAGTAGATCCGCAGGCGCGGTGCCGTCGCCGTCCCGCGCTAACACCGACACCAGCACCACCCCGGGTGCGGGCGACGTGGCGCTGGCGTCGCGCACGGCGCCATCAGCGGACTTGGCGTGGTAGACATAAGCTCGCTCGGGGCCGGCGACGGTAAAGCCCTCGGGTGCGAGAACAATGCGCTGCCGCAACTCGGCGTCGCTTTCGAGCACAGGCGCCACGCCGCGCGCCGGATCGCCGCTGCTGAGCGTCAGACGCTGAACCCGCACTAGGGCACCCAGGTGGTCGAGATTGGCGCCGGTGGCGAAGGCGACCATCTGCTGGCGGGCAAGGTCGTTGATCGCCGCGCACTGCAGCTGCACGTAATAGGCCGCGACCTGCAGGACCATCACGGCGGGATCGGAGTCGACCGTCGCCTCAAAGCTGGGCAGCCGCGCCTGCACGTCGGCAACCATCCGAGCAAAAACGGTGTCGAACGACTGAAGTTCGATCAGGTCCGGTGCGGGCAAACTGGACAGGTCGAGCGTGGAGGCGGTGCTGGCGGCCATGCGGCCCATGTCGCGGGCGGGGTGGCGGTGCGACTAGCCGTGCGGGCTTGTGGAGAGGTTCTTCACAAGAGCTAGATTATGTCGCGGGCTCAACAAGCCAACTGTCGGAAACGCCACCTTTCGCACTCGCGCGGTCGCGGCGGCGGCAGGTGCGGCGCGAGGTGCGGCGATGCCATCTCGAGGTGCGCGCCGCACCGGCCGCACCGCTTACACCGGAACCAGGATCCGGCGATCGTCAGGTCCGTGTTCCAGCGTCGCTTCATGAAGAGCTGGATCAGCGGCGCGACGCGCATGATCGTCTCGTGCCGGCACCTGTAGTGGCAGCAGCTGACCCGGACGTGCGCGCAATGCCGCCGGAAGCCCCGCAGATTTTTCACGACAACCCGGCCCATCGACAGGCTTACAGCGGACGAAATCCAACATTTCAACGGCACTCTGTACGCCCGGGGACCCTGGGGCGAGCCGCGCGTGCTATATTGCTATTGGGCCGCCCGCGCCGGGTACCCAGATGGGTCGCAATGCCGAGGTGCTCCGCCACAGATTTGGACATGATCGACGCGCAGATTGCCGCGAGCGAGCGGCTGATCCTCCTGCAGGAGCAGCTGGTAGCGAGGCTGCTCCATCGGCACCTCCCCGCGGCCGAGGCAAACGCAACGTTGGACGCCAATAGCATGGGGGATGGTTCAGCGCGGCAGAGAACCCTCCGCCGTGGTGCAGCAGACACCGCAGAAAGCGTAGGCTCAAAAGCTGGTAGCGCAGAGCGGTAACCCTCTGTGATCCCACCATCCGGCGCAAATGCCTAAATGCGGAGGTTGGGTCTCATCACCACAGCTCAAGGGCGGCGTCGGGTCACCGACTCCTGGAGCCGTAATCGCGCAATGAGTATCTCCATCAGCAGGCTAAGCTTCAGCCCGACAGGGAGAGCCAGCGCGGCCCCGGCTATACCGTATCGCTGCCCCGCAGCGCCAACCAGCAAGCCGACGAGCACAATGCTCGCCACCCGTATGTCCATGTTCCCGCCCCGCCCCCGTGGCATTCGCTTGAGTCGAGCCCCTATCACAGACACAGCTCGTCCGCAATTTGCCCCGTTTGGTCGCTGTTCTAGCGGTCCCTTGGGTTCTTCCCCTTTGCGAGCAACCTCAGTCTTCCCCCACTTCAGGACGAAAGCGGCGGAGAGGCCGCCCCCCGGCTCTAGCAGACGCCGGAGAAAACCTAGCTTCAAGAGCTGCTACCGCCGAGCGATGCCCCGGCGGCACCCCCGAACGGCAATGGCAGGAAACGCCCAATCTCGGACGCTCAGGTCGACACTCAGAGAGCCTGAAAGCAGCCTTTCGACAAGGTACGTGCCGCATCGTTGCTCCACCAGCGGGTACTCTGCTTGTCGCCAGTAGGCCACGCGGCGTATGCCGCTGCCACTATCGGGGGTGAAGCAATGGCGAACGGCAATAGCAGCCGGAGGAATTCGGTTGTCGGGGAACGCTGGCCCATCTTTTGGGCAGGCTGCGCGGCGATCAGCGTTGGGGTCGCCCTCCACCTACCGATGCTCGCGATGGCGCATACGATGGGCAATCACCTGTCTGGGATGCCCATGGACGGGTGGATGTACCTCGGCATGGCGCTGATCGGCATTGGCGTCCCGGCTGCGATCTTTGGCGCGCTACCCAAAAGCCGGCCTGACCACCACGCAGAAGCCGGCCCTGCCTTTGAAGCACCCGATGAGACCCCGCTGACACGTTCACATGCTGCTGTGCTGCTGGTTCTTACCCTTGGCCTGATTATCGACACGATGAAGCCAGCAACGCTCGGCTTTGTGCTCCCCGGCATGCGCGGCGAGTATGGGCTTGCAAAATCCACCGTTGCCCTGCTGCCGTTCGTTGCCCTCACGGGAACCACGGTCGGCTCATTCCTGTGGGGGTGGCTCGCGGACGTTTACGGTCGACGTGTGTCGATCCTGTTGTCCACCATCCTGTTCGTCTCGACCTCAATCTGCGGAGCCATGCCGTCCTACAGCTGGAACCTGGTCATGTGCTTCCTGATGGGGTGCTCGGCTGGGGGCATGCTGCCTGTCGTCTATACGCTGTTGGCTGAAATTATGCCGCCACGGCACAGGAGCTGGGTCCTTGTGCTGGTTGGCGGTACGGGGCTGATCGGCGGCTACCTCGCGGCTAGTGGCGCCGCTCGTCTGTTCGAGCCTCTGTTCGGGTGGCGTAGCTTGTGGCTGCAGGGGTTTCCGACGGGTTTGCTGCTGCTCGCAATGGCAAGGTGGATCCCCGAGTCCCCGCGTTTTCTGATGGAAAGGGGCATGAACGCTGAACTGGCTGACATGGCTCGTAAGTTCGGCATCGTCAGGCGTGCGCCCCAAGCTCCTCCAGCGGATGCTGGCAGTGCAGCGGCCCACCACCGCGAGTTGACCATCGCCCTGGTGATCACCGCCCTCTCGTGGAGTTTCGTCAACTTCGGGCTGCTGCTGTGGCTGCCTTCCGATCTTCAGGATCGAGGCTTCAGTGCCGAGATTGCGAGTGGCATCATCGCCAGCTCGGCACTCGTTGCCCTACCAACGATCATGATCGCGGCCTTCCTCTACAGTCGGTGGAGTAGCAAACGCACCCTAATTGGCACTGTGCTCCTCACCCTCGCTGGTCTTGCGGGGGCCTTGCTGCCCGCACCGACGCTGGCTTGGCCGCCGCTGCTTATAGCTGTGATTGCGCTGCTGGTGGTGGGCAGCAACGGTCTGATCGCCGTGCTACTTCCTTATGCAGCCGAGAACTACGCGTTGCGCGTCCGTGGACGTGCCACCGGGCTTATCGCGGCTAGCAGCAAGTTCGGCGGGGTTGCGGTCCAGCTAGGAGCCTTTGCCGGGCTGATCCCGACA